CAAGCGGGCCGCCACCGTGAGCGTGTGGCTCGACGGCGACGACTACCCGCAGGAGCTGGAGAAGAGGATGGTGGAGGCGTTGCTGGCCCAGACGGACAGGGACGTGGTCATGGTGGACCAGCTGGAGGCGCCAGGCATCCCGGCTTATGATCTGGTACTGGTGCCGCGGCCAGAGACGGCCGACACTGAAGACGTGGCGGAGTTTGCCAAGCGCAGGGCGGTGCCAGTCAGCAAGCCCTATCCTAATGAGCATGCCGCCCGCCAGCTGGCCCCCGGGCAGTTCCAGGACTTCCGCCGGGAGAACGACAAGTTTGGCTCCGGCGTCCACGCTATCTGGGGAATCCTGGCCAACGGCAAGGTCAAGCTCCAGAGCATCCGGTTCAGCGCGTCTAAATTCACTGTCGCCGAGGCCAAGGTGTGGCTCAAGGAGCATGACTACAAAACCAGCGTGGAGGCTGCTACCAAGAAGGCTGCCAGCGGCGCCTTCTGCAAGGTGGACGCGGAGGAGCGCGTGGTGGCCGGCGTGGTGTACGCCCCGAACGAGGTGGACAGCCAGGGCGACTGGACGGACACCGGCGAGATCTGGAAGGCCATGAAGCGCTACATGATCGAGGCGGGCGGCGTGATGAAGATCATGCATGAGGGCCGGGCGGTGGACGCCCCGGTGGTGGAGGTGTTCCAGGCCGAGGTGGATACGGTCAAGGGCGGCACGGCCATACCGGCCGGGGCCTGGTACCAGGCCAACTACATTCCCGAGGAGCTGGACGATGTGTGGGAGGCCATCAAGGACCGTCGGCTGACTGGCTACAGCATGGCGGGCCGGGCAGAGGAGACGACGGAGGAGCCGGGGGGGTGAATACCCAAAAGGACGAAGCGGTCTTGACGGTGGAGCGGAAAGACCGCACTAATCTGCGGAAGGCGAAGACTAAGAGAAAGCATACGAACGATGTATAATAGGATAGTCCGGGCGGGGCCAGGCACGGCGCGGCCAGGCCGGGCGCGGCCAGGCCAGGCAGGGCGAGGCAAGGCAAGGCAAGGAGATGTATTGTGATGAGGGAAGTACAAAAGCGGCCTCTGCCCCCTTATCGGAATAAGTCAAGGCAAGGAGAATTACATGAACGAGAACCAAGGAGCGAGACCAATGCCATAACGACATTGCGGAGAGCGCCCTGCCCCACGTGTGGCCGGAAGAGCGGCAGCGGGGCGGAATTCTGCTCGAAATGCGGAACTTTCCTGATGGGGTAGCGCCCTGCCTGGCGTATAATGTAGCGGGGAGAAAAGGGAGGCACGACGATGATACGGAACAGAACGATCTCGAAGGCTTCGTGCCTATCCTGCGGATCGCCGCGGGGCGCCGTGGTCGGCCACATCGGCGGCTCGCAGGTCAAGCGGTGCGGCGATTGCGGGTTGGAGTGGGAGCCGAGCATGCTGACGCTGAAGTACAGCACCTCGACGCCCCGCGACAGCGGCACGACGAGGGGCGGCGAGTAGAGGCCGCCGGGTTCTTTGACAGAATGGGCCGTGCGGCCTGACGCGCAGGATAGGGTGCCTGCCCGGACAAGATGTGCGCACGTCCGAAGCCTCCGAACGCACGCGGTTGGTTCATCCAGCCACGGCCCACCAGACATTCATGCGACCGCTGGTGCCTGGAGCGATGGGCCGCCTCGTGAGCCAGCGCGATATCTGGTTCAAGGTTATCGGCCAGCGGTCGCAATTCTTTACCTTGAAGGAGGGGTCTATGGGGTGGGTAATCTGGTTCATCATCGTCTCCCTGGCCGGCGTGTGGTTGGGGATCTTCGGGGTGGCGGCCTTCGTCCTCTGGTGTAACCGGGTGCCGTTACGTGACGCCATAGATGCGCAATGGGACGGCCGCCGCTTCCACGTCACGGTCACACTGCGCCCGCCGAAGGGGCCCTCCTAAATGATCTGGTTCATAAGTGACGAGCACTACGGCCACTGCAACATCATCCGGTACACGGGGCGGCCGTTCGCGTCGGTGGGGGAAATGGATAGAACGATACTGTCCACCTGTACCAAAGTGTTCCAACCGACCGACCTAGTGTGGCATCTGGGGGATTTCTGTTGGAACCCCAAGAAGCGGATAGCCAAGACGCTGGCGGCCATGCCCGGCACGCACTGTATCGTCCGAGGCAGCCACGACCGCGGCGCCGAGACGCTGCGGGCCTTGGGGTTTGCCGTGGCCGTAGAATCGGCCGTGGTGAACCTGGAGGGCAGGCGTATAATACTAAGGCACAAGCCGCTGTACGACCCGCTGCCGGAGGGGATATCTGGTGTGTTCCATGGCCATATCCACCAAGGGTTCCCCGAGGATCTGGTGGCCGCTGGTGAGCGGTCGGACGTGCCGCCGTGGAACGTGAACCTGTCGGTCGAGAAAACTGGGTACGGGCCCATCAGCTATAAGGCGGCCCTGCGGCAGTTGGCCGAGCAACAGTAGCAAGGAGATCGCGTTGAGCAAGAAACAGAAGCCGGAATTGCTTAAGTCGAGAGTGGATAAGATCAGGCGCCGTCGGGCCAGTGGCGAGTCGATAGAGAGTATTGCCACCGCCCTGGGCACGACCGTCTGGCAGGTGCGTAAGGCCCTGGGCAAGACCCCTCCGCCCAGCCTGGACAAGCAGCCGGGGGAGGCGAAGCCGAAGCCCGCGGCGACGGCGGCCAACGTAGAGGACCCCATCCTCCGCGGCGGCATTATCCGCCGGCTGCGCGGGGGGTGGCGCAATCTGGCGAAGCTGGCGGAGGACCTGCGGTGCAGCCCGGAGACGGCCGAGGCCACGGTGGACCAACTGGAACAGGTGGGCTACCTGGTGTTGCACGACGGGCCGCGGGCCCGCATAGTCAACGAGCCGGACTCGGCCGGGCAGTGCTGGGAGGATAAGAGTCCACTGCTGAAGGACGGTTGGCACAAGATCGGCGTCGTCAGCGACTCACATCTATGCAGTCGTTACGCGCGGCTGGACGTGCTTGAGGGGGCGTACGACAGGTTCGCCGAGGAGGGCATTACCGATGTCTATCACGCCGGTAATCTGGTGGACGGCGAGTTCCGGTATAACCGGTACGAGCTATTGGCCCACGGTATCACGGACCAAGCTATGTATACCCTGGACAACTACCCGCAGCGCAGTGGCATAACCACGCACTACATCTCCGGCGAATGCCACGAAGGGTGGTGGATGAAACGCGAGGGGATCGACTTCGGCCGGTACCTGGAGATGGAGGCCGGCGCCCGCGGGCGCAAGGACCTGCACTACCTGGGCTACCTGGAGGCCGACGTTAAGCTGGTCGGCCCGAACGGTAAGTTCAGCTACATGAGGATATTCCATCCCGGTGGGGGCACGGCCTACGCCATCAGCTACAGGCCCCAGAAGATCGTCGAATCGCTGCAGGGCGGCGAGAAGCCAGCCGTGCTCATAGTGGGCCATTTCCACAAGCAGGCCGGGGCCATGATGATCCGAAACGTGTGGACCATCCTGGCGGGCTGCACCATGGACCAGAACCCGTTCATGCGCAAGAGGCAGATCGAGGCCCACGTGGGGTACGCTGTGCTGGAGATGCAGCAGGACAAGAAGGGCGCCGTGCGGCGCGTGCGCATCGAGGAGACATCATATTACGACAGGGGCTATCACGAGGTCATGGAGCTGGTGGGATAATGCCTATTCCCTCGGCACCAGCGGTCCACCGAACGTCTTGCCGATAGAGGGGTGACAGTGCACGTCCGCCTTTAGCATTGCCATGGCGCGGCCCTCCAGCCAATCTAGGTAGGTGCTGGATACGCGATTGAAGCCGTTGTACGGCCGATCGGTCTCGCAGAGGGCCAGCACGCGCCGCCGGACCTCCGTGCGGTTGAGCAGTGTTGGCGTCGCCCGTCTCCTTTCACCATAGACACAATGTCGTGAGCACTGCCAGTAGCAGAATCACTTTGTCCTGACGGGTCATGCCATTTCTCCTCCGCCACTCTATTATACGCCGACTTTCCAGTGGCGGCCGAAAGATTTCTAAAATATTTCGCCAAAACGACCACCACCAAACCGTTTATTATACTGGAGGGAGGATGGGCCTGCCGCTCCGAGAAGCGTTCTCACCGGGACGCCGCTGAATGGCCAAGCCGAAGAAGCTCACCAACATCGTAGTCAAAGAGATTTCCCTCGTGGACGAGCCGGCCACCCGCCGGGAGTTCATGTTCTGGAAGTCCGCCGGTGACGAGGCTGAATCCGCGTTCGAGAAGAAGTTCAAGTCGCTGCGCGTCGAGTTTGACAGCGACGGCACCACGGAAGGCAGCTCGCTGAGCATCAACGGCAAGGACATCGGTGAGCTGATAACGTTCACGCTGTCGGCCGCCCCGTGTGGCGAGGCCATGAGTCTCTATTGTACCTACACGCGGGGCGAGGAAGGCGAGTCGAGGGACGGCTTCAGCCCTTCCCACACCTATCTCCTGTCCAAAGCCCTGGGGATGGAAGAGGACGAGCAGCCGATGGAGAAGGCCGTGTGGACGACGGCCTATGTCAACGACCTGCCCGACAGCGCCTTCCTGTACGTCGAGCCGGGCGGCAAGAAGGACGCTGACGGCCGCACCGTGCCGCGCAGCCTGCGGCACTTCCCGGTAAAGGACGCCGGCGGCAAGGTGGACCTGCCGCACCTGCGCAACGCCATCGCCCGCATCCCCCAGTCTAAGATACCGGCTGGTAAGAAGTCGGCCCTGCAGGCCAGGGCGCGCCGGATGCTGGAGGCGGCCAGGGCCAAGGTCAGCAAGGGAATCGACCCCGATGATATTGATACCCTGCTGGCGTATGAGGACGAGCTGCCGCCGACCCTACGGCGGAGCATGAAGAATGTGATCGGAGCGGTCCAGGAGATGGGCGAGCCGATCGAGAAAGAGGAGGAAGAGACCGTGCTAGAGCCAGAGACTCCGGACGGGAACGGACAGCCAGCGCCGACCGTGGACCTATCGGGTGTCGCGGGTAAGCTGGACGAGGTATTGGGGGCCGTGGGCGCGGTGGCCGAGAGGGTTACGGCCATCGAGACGGCTGACAGGCAGCGACAGGAGGCGACCGAGCAGGCCGCCAAAGAGGCCGCAGAGCACGAGGCCGCTGTGGAAGCGGGCGATGAGGTGAAGTTCGACTCGGAGGAAGACGCCCTGGCTGTCATAGCTGCCGAGGCTAACGAAGAGGCGGTGAAGGAAGCCGAAGAGGCGACCTGAGCAACCAAGCAAGGAGCACGAATATGCTTTACATGAAGAAAACCGACTTTGAGCGGCGTAAGGCCGCGACCAAGGCCAAGATCGCCAAGAACCTGACTACCATCCGCACGCCCGACCCGCGCGCGGCTAACGACTTCGCGGACGACGCCAATGTCCAGGTCAAGGACGAGCACATCTCCCTGGCCAAGTACATCCGCGGCGGCCAGTTCGGCATTTGGGACGGCGCTGAGACCGAGAAGCGGATCTTCATGAAACGCTTCGAGTTGAGCAAGGCCGACCTCGGCTCGACCAGCGAATCGGCCGGCGGGCTGTTCGTGCCGGACGTGGTCAGCGCCACGCTGATCCCGCGGCTCCAGGAGAAGTCGGTACTGCGGGCACTCGGTTGTTCGGTGGTCCCTGTCAAGGGTTTCCAGAAATACATCTACCCGGTGCAGGGCACGGCCCCGACGATCACACACGACGGCGAGAGCGACACCCTGACGGCCGACACCTCGATGGACTTCGATAAGGGCAACATCGAGCAGCACAGAACGAGCTGCTTGATCTACGCCCCCATCGAGCTGATGATGAACGCGAACATCGACATGGAGTCCCAGATCCGCAACGACATCGCCGACCAGATGGCCCTGGACGAGGACGCGCAGGCATTCCGCGGCCTCGGCGGCACGCAGGCCCTGGGCCTGCTGTACCAGCCGCGGGTCAACTCGACGGATCTGTCGGGCGAAATCGACCAGGATGACATCACCAACGCCGCCTACCAGGTGGATAAGGCCCACGGGTCGATCACCGCCTGGGTCGGGGACAAGGCGGTAGGTTGGAAGCTCAGCAAGCTCAAAGACGCCGAGGGCCGCTACCTGTTCCCGCAGACCGGGCAGCACGCCAACCTGGGCACGAACGTCAAGGACCTCGGAGGCGTGCCCCTGCACCAGACCACCCAGATCGGCGTCGGCCTGTATCCCGGCAGTTCCGCCGGGACCGTGGCCGACGAGACGTACCTGATCGGCGGGGACTGGGCGCGGTTCCTGCTCCTCGATGGGGGCGGGCTGATGGTGGACGTCACCCGCGAGGGCGGCGACGCATGGACCAAGGCCAAGATCGGCGTCCGCGTCGTGAAGTGGTTTGGCTGCGGACCCCTGCTGCCGGCCACGTTCGTCGTGGTCAAGGGCATCAGCGGAACCTAGGCCGGAACGTGAAGGATGGGGTGTGCCGAATATCGCAATGGCCTCGTGCCAAACGACCATCTGGCCCCCTATCCTTTACGGCCAACGCTAAAAACATGAACGAGGAGGAGTAAAGATGCAAAAGACACTAAGCAGCAAGTTGGTGAAGATCGCCCGGCTACCGGCCGCCACGGCCAACAGCTCGGACGTGATAACCACAATCTGCGATATGGGGGATTGCCAAAACGCCCTCGCCATCGTGGAGCTGGAGTATACGAACCATAGCGTGACGGACCTGGGGTTCTGGACTAGCCTCAGCGACACGTGCGGAGTGACCGGCACGGAGCAGACCGCCACGACCAACACGGTCGCGGTCGTCATCACCTCGGACGATGATAGCCTCCAGGCGTGGAATGGCAATACCTGCATCACTGACCTGGCCGTGGCCAGCAATAGGATCACATCGTTGGCCCAGGACGGCGTGGTGGCCGTGGAGCTGCCGAACATCAGGCGTTATTTGTTTGCGCAGTACAACAACGCCGGAACGGGCAGCACGATGGGCATTACGTTCATCGGCCGTGACCCGAGCGGGTCTGACCGGCCGTGGACCGCAGCCCGCACGGCGTACTAGCAGTCGGGGGTAGGACTGGGCGGAGCGGACCGAGGACTTTTCCTCCTTTCGCCTCGGTCCGTTCCCCCCAGGTCGAGCGGGGCGTTCCCGCTTGACGGAGATGGAAGGCGCGGTCGATATAAGGTGCGGGGCTCTGGCCAACTACCCACCCGCGCGGCTTGCACGACCGACGAACCTGGGTTAGAGGAGATTGAACGATGGCAACGACAAGCATTGGAGCAGACCGGGGTAAGACAGGGGCCGGTGGGGTTGCGTTGGAACGCTATACAGACGCAACATTTCAGAGGGACGACAGGGCGTTCTACTTCGGCGACGATGGTGATGTTAGCGTCCAATACGACGAGGCTACCGACGATGTCCTCAAGACCGCCGGGGCTGACTGGCGGTTCAGCGACACGCAGCAGTTCCAGCTCGGCGACAGCGGTGACTTCACCATCACCCACAACGGCACGACCACCGCCATCACTAACGCGACCGGCAAGATCACCATCTCCGGTGCGGGGGCCAACATCGAGCTGTCGGATACGGTGGAGCTGCAGTTCGGCGACGCGAGCGATGCCCGCATCGTGTGGGACGGCGTGGGTCTGAAGCTGCTCGGCCTGCCGACCGCCGCGCCGAGCGACGCTGGCAGCTACCTGTTCGTCAGCGACGCCGGTGAGAACACGCTGCGGATCTGCGACGCATAGTGAACAATTCACGGGCGGCCTAGCCGCCCTCAGTTGACGCTGCTCGCCGCCCAATGGTGGGCGGGAGAGGTCAAGGAGACGCAGGATGCATAGATTCGATCCAGACAAAGAACCGCCGACAATTTTGATCGAAGTCAACCCTCGCCGGTACGCGACGGTCGGCCGTACCGAGGTCAACAAGGACGGCAAGACGGTGCTGCGCAGTCGGCAGGACGGCCGGGACGACACGACCATGATCTTCGTCCAGGGCCGCGAGCCCGGCCTGGAGAGCCGGATGTGGGTGCCGCCCAGGATCGCCGACGACCTGACGGCGGCCCAGCCCGCGGGGCGGGCGGGGGACATGCCATGCGTGGCCCGCGTCATAGGCAAGCGCACCGTGGATGAGGCGAAGGCCGGCGTGGAGCCCGAAGACAAGCCCAAGGGGCCGGTCCGTAGGAAGGTCGGCTAAAGACTGACGCGCAGCCGGGCGGGAAACCGCGTGTCTCCGGAGTACCGTCCGGGCCGTGACGTAGATAGGGCAGAGGCCGAGCACGCGAACGGTGGCCTGGGCCCGGACGGGCAGGGAAGCCTATAGGCCCTCCGGGCTGGAGAACCACCCTGGAGGGCTTTACTAATGGCAATGAGCGGCAAGGGAAGTGCTCTCATAAGCGATGACTCTACATCCACATTCCTAACAATTCCCGTTAGGCGGGGAGCAAGCCGTTTGTGGGCGGGATTCACCAACTCGGCGGACAAGCTGCTTGACGCCTTCCAAGTGCAGGTACAAGCTGGCGATTCGGATACGGCCCCGTGGGCGACCGTCGCCAATGCGACGAGCGACTACACCACGTCGATCCAGTGGCCCATCCGAGGCGCAGACACGGATCTGACGGTCCTGGCGAAGAGCTCCAGCGGTACCATCGCGATGGCCGTGCGGGGGCTCCAGAACGTCCGGTTCAAGGCAAGTGCCGGCGCGAACAGCGACACGACGCTCTCGTACTTTTGGGGAGTTTCGTAGGGGAGGAGACAGGCGATGTGGCATGGTGGCGTTACCATTACCAGGGACGCGGACGGCGCGTTGGTCTTGAGCGGTGCGGTGGCGGAGGGAGAAGGTTGCACGGCTTCGGGCTTGAATTCCCATGCTGAGGGGTGTGGTACCGTCGCCAGTGGACAGGTGAGTCATGCCGAAAACGGTGCATTTGCTACTGGTTCTTCTTCTCATGCCGAAGGGTGTGAGTCAATTGCCAGCGGCATCAATAGCCACGCCCAGGGTTCTGAGGCTGATGCGTATCTCTATGCTCAACATGCACAAGCCGGTGGGAAGTTTGTCACCGGGGGAGATGCCCAACACAGCCGTATTGTGATACGTAACAGTATTACGCACGACGACACGAACTGGCACTCGATTGGTACTCAGATAATCATCATCCCCGAGGATACGCTCTGGACGTTTGATATTCTTCTGAGCGGTGCGAGCGTGGGGCTGGCTAAGAAGTTCAGTTATCGCATTGTAGGTTGCATTTCCAACGACGGCGGTACTGCTGCTGTTCACGCCAGCACGACGACTACTATTTATGAGAGCGATGCGGACTTTGACGCTCAGGTAGTCGCAGACGATACGTACGAGACGCTCGAAGTTCAGGTCACGGATTCAACATCGGGCGGTGACGTGGTTCGGTGGGTTGCCGACGTGCGGCTTTGCGAGGTGGGCTTCCCGGCCGCATAACTAGTAAACAGATGATGGAGAAGCCATGACTTCTACGATACTCCTAGGAACAGCAGGGGTCAGCGGGATCGTCTCGGCCATCGGCATGGCGTTCCCGACGCCCATGTGGCTTCAGTACGGCGCGCTGGGGCTGTGCGCCCTGATGATCGTCATGAACTACGCCGACCGCCGCAGCATCATCCAGCGGCTCGACCGCGAGCGGGACACCAAGGATGCACTGGCCAAGAGCACCCTGGGCACGATCAACCGTATGTGCACGATCATGGAGGCGAAGCCCTGCTTGGCGAGCAATTCGGTCCTGAGAGAGATCCGGGATACCATTAAGAGCGAATACCGTACATGTAACGGACAAGGAGGAGCGTGATGAGACGATTGACACTAGGTGTGCTGGCGGCCGCGATGTTGGTCGCTGGTTGCGGTGGGGCACTGCCGGGATTCCGGTTTGCTCCGGCCGAGCCGCAGAAACAGACCGCCCAGGTCGGCGCAGACCTGGCGGTAGTGGCCGCCACAAGCGGGTTGCCGCCCTACTCGACGGCCGCCAAGCAGATGGCCAAGTCCGCGTACGCGGGCGCCATCTACGTCGGCCCGCCCAAGAGTCCGACCGACGTGTCGGCCCTGCTGCCGCCGGCCGTGACGAATGCGTGGAACATCATGGAGCGCCGGGCCGAGGCAATAGGTCTGAAGGCCGACGTGCTCGACCGGGTGGCGGATGTAACGTCCGAGCGGCTGGCGGATATGGCCGCCGACATGGCGGGGGAGGCCAAGGTGGATGCCGACCGCGTCATCTTCCGCGCCGCCGCCATCGTGGAGGGCCAGAAGATCGGGGCGGAGATCGCCGACGTCATCCCCATCCCCGGACTCGATACCCTATCCCCTGAGGAGGCCGAGCGGATGCGCCGACTGGACAAGGCGCTCGACAAGATTCAGGCGACGGCCGCGACCCAGGCGGCCCGTCGGCCGACGACGGGGGAGGTGGTCGAGGCGGCCGAAGATCAGGTCCTCTCGACGGCTGACAAGGCGTTCGGCATGTTGGAAGACTATGGACTCCTGGCGTTGATTCCCGGTGCGGCTGGTGTTGCTCTAGCCGTGAGGAAGCGCAAGCAGGCCAAGACGGCGGCCGAGGATCTGAAGTTCGCCCGCGTCCGCGAGACACAGGGCACGGCAGCTGCCGCTGAGGCTGTGGCAGCGGCTCGGGCCGAGGCCGCGGCGCTTGCTATGGTGGCTATGGAGAGGCTTGCCGCCGCTCCACCGCCTGCGCTAACAACGGTTGGGGCAGAGAAGCCGCCGGTAGCCTAGAGGACAGATAAGCATGAAAGTGGCTCACGTCGTCCATTGGACGCCGCATACCAACGGCATGTATGAGACTGCGCGTGATCTGGTGGAGGCGGAGCGGTGCGTCGGCCTGGATGCGCGGATAGTGGACATCCGCGGGGCCGAGCTGGAAGGGGTGCCGTCGCAGGTGCAACCGGCGGGCGCGCCCTGCCCCAATTGTGGATACATGAAGCTCGTGCGGCCCGACCCCGGCCAGACCGTACCGGACTGGGCCGAGAGCCGCGGCGTGGCCAAGGTACCGGTCGAGTGGCTGGACGAGTGCGACGCGATAGTCAGCCACAGCGGCATGCCCCCGGGACTGTCGCTGGGCAAGGACAAACCGCGCATCCATGTGGCCCACGGCCGGCCCCACAGTAGCTTCCTGCTCGGACAGATGGAGGGCAATCATGTCTGGAGGGCCTACGCCGAGTACGCCAAGGACCCGCGATTCAAAGCCCTGGTGACGCTGTGGCCGGGATTCACAAGGTACTGGCGACTGGTGTTCCCACGGGTGGAGGAGATGCCGCCGTTCGTGGACTTGGACCGCTGGCAGCCAGGCGCCACGGGCTATGGGTTCGGCGGCCAGGGCGGGGCGCCGAACGTCGTGGTGACGGACATCTGGCGGCACGACCGTGATCCGTTCCGCTGCCTGTTTGGATTCATGGTATTTGCCGAGCGGATGCTGGGGGCGCGGCTCCACCTGTACGGACTGAACGACCGGGACGTGCAGGCACTGGGGCCGGTGCTGGACGGGCTGAACGCCCGCGGCGTACTCGGAGAGGTATGCGGCCATCGGAACGACCTGTTGTCGATCTACGGATCGGCCGACATGCTGCTGACGCCACACCGCATCGCCACCCGCACCGTACGCGAGGCGCTGGCGTGCGGGCTGACCGTAGTGGCGGGCAGCTCGCGGTACACACCGTACGCGGCCGACGACGAGGACCTGGACGGGGTGGCCGACGCCTTGGCCAGGGCCTGGGGGGACCTGAAGGCTGACGGGGCTGCCGTCCGGGCGGCCAACCGCAGGCGGGCCGAGGAGGAGTTCGATCCGGAGCGCACGGCCCGGCGGTTCGCCGACCTGTTTCGCGAGATAGTGGCGTAGTATTTGAGGAAGAGGAGAGGAACGCATGAACCGGCCCTTTGTTCTCTATCCCGAAAGGAATATACATGGCTGAGATTCTATTCAAGGTGGGCGATTCCGGCGGCTCAAAGGATGGTGACATTCTTGCCGTCAAGCCTGACGGATGGCTTATTCCCGGCGTGGCCATGCGTGCATGGATTGAGGACGGCGTTGAGCCTGCGATCCTGGTCGAGATGCCGGGCTACCTTCAGCGGCGTGCTCGGCGCGGCATGAGCCGCTTGCGGTGGACACTGGAACACACGGCGGCGGAGGTGGCCAAAGAGTTCGACCTTGGCGACGAGAAGATGGGCACGGAGGAGAAGGCGGTTGCCACGAAGGACGCCGACTATGCCAAGACCAATGGTTCTGACACATCCTGGGGTCGCGATGACCTCAAGATTCATGCGACCGTTCGGGTAGAAGGCTTGACGTTGCACGACATTCAGGAACTGCTCGACCGTCGGCAGGATGTGGACCACATCGGACGTATTCATGCGAAGCGGTTGCACACGTTTGAGTTCCGTAAGGTGCTGTCCGCCGAAGTGGTCTCGCGGATGAGTGACAAAGAGCAGCGTGTGGACGTGGACCGGCAGCATCCGCTCACTCGGGCCGAACTCTTTGGGGCGGTTCTGCAGAAGAGGGAGGAGAAGTAGTGGCCTGGCCTGATGGCGGGATAAACGAAGTCGTCAAAAGCATCGGCTCGGGCGTAGCTCCTGAGCGCGACCACTCCACCATCGCTGCCTGGGAAGCGGCCACAGACGGCAATTGCACGACCGGGTGGAGTGGTGACTACGCCGACCCCTGCTCGCCCGTCGGGGACTGTTACGATGATGATGATTTCTCAGAATCTGGTACTCTTTTTGGAGCAACAACAGATTCTACCCACTATCGTCGTTTGACTGTTCATGCCGGACAACGCCACGCAGGCAAAGAGGGGGCGGGGGCGACGATAGCCTGCGACACATCGTATGGCTGGATATTGCAGGACCAGCACCTTGTTTGGGAGTGGTTCATCTTGACGGGGGTAGGCGACTCGTATGGTCCCTACTACTGTCCTGAAAATTCGCGCCACATGGTGCGTAACATGGTCGGTGCCACAACGGGGAACAATACTTTTCTCGCCGCTGGTCCGGGTGCTGGCACAGAATTCCACATTCGCAATTGTAACATTTACGGGATGGCGCAATATGGTATTTTTGGTGATAGTGTCGTACACGCCCAGAATTGCAGCGTGTTCGGTGTGTGGAATTACCTGGTGTGTCGTTCGGTCTGCACAAATGTAATCGCCGTGAAAGACGGTGCCGGGACCGCCATATTCTACATATGCACCGGCGATTACAACATCAGTTCGGACACGAGCGCCCCTGGCGACCATAGCATCCATAACATCACTCCAGCCGACCTGTTTGAAAGTATTGTGGATGGGTCGGAAGACCTGCACCTCAAAAGCGATGCCACGGCCGCGTCCAACGCAGGCGACGACCTGAGCGCCAGTTTCACCATCGACATCGATGGCGAGACGCGCGTTGACTGGGACATCGGGGCGGATGAGTACGGGGCGCCGACGTTCAATCCTTCCTGGTACGTCCAGCGCCGCCGCGCGCGAGAGGTCGCTTAAATGAGCAGCGACATCCATAGCGTTCTCGTCGGCGAGGTGTGGCGCAAGGCCAGCCTGGTCGCCAAGGCCAGCGGCGGTGCCATCACCGCTGGCACGGTCAACTATTACCTCAAGGCCCTGACGGGCGCGAATGCGGGCAAGTGGTGGAAGAACTCAGACCAGACCTGGGACGTGGCCGAGACCGCCAACGCGATGACGCACCAGGCCGACGGCTGCTGGACCATCACGCTCGCGGCCAGCCCGTTTACGGATGCGATCCTGTACCTGGAATCCGCGAAGGAATCGGGCGACCTCCACGTGGCGGGCGAGGGCCGGCTGCTGCGCGGGCAGGCGGTGTTGAAGGCGGCGCAGGTACAGACGGCATGCCAAGACGCCCTAATCGCTTATGACCCACCGACAGACACGGAGATGTTGGTCCTCGGGGCCGATATCCAGGACCTACTGAACCAGATCGGGACCGCCGGTGCCGGCCTGACTGCCCT